ATCTGGGGCGAGAGATAGTTCATCAATGAAGCGTGAAACTTGCTGAGCAAATTCTTCTGCTTTCTCGCCTGCTACGGTGAGAGGCATTGGCTCAACAGATATACCCTTTGGACCTACAACTTTCTGTTCTAACTTATCGAGCAGGCCTACAACTAAATCGTGGTTTTCATCTAAGTATCGTGCTTGGCCGCGTATTGATGTTGCCGCGCCTCTAACCGCTGTATCACCAGAACGGTTATCAACTTTCATTTTGCGGGTTCTACCAGGCTGGGCTGCATCGTAGTTCAGAAACTGCTGAGCAATAGCCTTGTGCTTTAACCTTTCGGCGCCCCACTTTGGAGCAAAGGCAAGAATTGTCTTATCAAGGAAATTCATGAAAAGCTCGCTAGTGAGTAAGGGCGGTTACCGTTGGCTTCATCGCGAACCTTTCGTTCCCACTCTTTACGGCCATTACGGATTGATTCAAGATCTTCCATGCCAACAGTTTCACCACGGAAAGTAACGTTCTTGCCTGCTAATACATCTTTTTCAGCCTGCAGATAAAGATCGAGCATTACTTGTGAATCTGTCATAACCAACTGCCACCTGATGTGTTCAACCAACCACCGCCGCCACTGTTTGAAGTGGGCGTTGATTTAGGTTCTTCTGATTTGTATTGCTGACGCTCTATCTCGTGCCGCAACTGTTCAAAGTCGGGGTTAAGTATATAAAGACACGCCAAGTTATAACCGCTTAAGTCGAAAGCTTCGTTTCTTGGTCGAGTCTTGCGCCACTCTTCTTTTCGAACCCCTTTTACATAGCGTGTTACTAGTTCTTCAGAAGTGAACTGAAGAAACCATTCTTTATCGAACTGATCGCTAACAGGGAAATGAATGTAACCAGCGCCGGGCTCTAAAATTCCAGCGCGCTGCATTACTTGTTGCTTAAGCTTGTGCGTTCCTAGTTGGAACAGGTTGATTCGACCCAAGTTGTTCTTGCTGGGTCTGCTGACTAAAGGCGCATCTTTATTACTGGAACCTTTAATTGCAAAGATGCCGTAACCGCGCTGACGAACGTAATCATAAACTTGTTGAGTGAAGTGCCCGCCAGTATCAATGGTGGTGCCAGAAATATCTAACATCACACCGCTTTCGTGCTCAACCCGTCTATCTAGTGCAGCATCCAACCGCCGCCAGATATCAGGCTTGTTCAAATCGCCGCGCAATATCTCGAAATCGATTTTCCAGTTTTCTTGCCCTTCTCCCCAAGCCTCATACTGAATTTCTAGGCGGTCATCTTGGGTATCTACCGCAGCGGTAACAAGTACGGCCCCATTAGGAACGGGGGCGGCGTAATGCTCACGGCGTGTATAAAGCACTTCTGGATCTTGCTTTGCACCTTCTGTTTCCCAAGTCTCAGCCAGTGAAACGTTGGTGAAGGTTTGCAAATCACCCATTGCTTTCTTTTCAATAAAAGAAATAACAATGTCTTTCAGCTTTCTGAAGGCACTGGCCAACTCTGGTAAGTGATAACTGGCATGCCCTCTAAATGGCTTTTCAGCTATCCATTCACCATCACGAATAGCTTGATAGCGCGCGCCATCATCCCACGCACATCCACATTCTTCACAAACGTAAACTGCGGTTTCAGGTTGATGCTCCCCGCTCTCGTCTTTTTGCCAACTAACTTGGCCCCACTTAAGGTACTGCTTATGCCCACAATCACCACAAGGAACATACCAGCGGCGTTTATCACCAGCTTCAAAGCTGGATTCAATGTGCGACTCACCTTTAATTGTGGGTGTTGATGTTTCAAAAAGTAAGCGTTGATCACCAAACGTTGCAGCACGTTGCCAGATAAGCGAAACGGGGTGCCCCTCTTGTGTTCGCTCATAACCGTCTGTTTCATCACAAATGATTTTAGGTGCTGAGCGCCCACGCATTGTTTTTGGTGAACCAGACCAAGCGCCCATAAGAAAGCCGCCGGGATAGCTTTTCATTGTCTGGTTATTCACACCATCACGTGAACGCGGCTTTGCAACTTTCTCAGAAAGTGCTGGCGTTCCGTCAACCATCGGATCGAACTTCGCGTTAAGAAACGTATTGAAGTCTGACTGGCTTGGTTGCATCAACATGATGCTGCTTGGCTCATGCGCGATAAAATAACCTATCGCCATAAGTTGCATCTGAGTCTTGCCAACCTGTGCGCCCCACATCGCAGTAATGCGGTGACAGTCTGGATCCGCTGTCATGTTAAGCGGTTCTACTTGGTAAGGCGCGTTCGCAAACCTAACCGGACCAGGCAAAGCGTTGCCTGCTGGAATTCTACAGTGCTGTTCTGCCCACTGTGATGGCAATAACGGCTCTGGGGGTTTGAAATGCTCTAAGCAGTTTCGAGTAATATTCCTGAGTATTGGGCGGTAGTCATAACTATCATTCATCATCTATGACTAATTGAGAAACATCACTAAGCGCTTCAAGTTGCTCAGCTTCGATAATTTCTTTTATCTCAGCTTCGTTGGTTCTACCTATCAACTGGGTAGCGCAACGCCTTGGAACCAATAGCAATCTGGTTCTGGTAGCAATAGCCAATGCAGAAAGCGTTTTGTCGATTTCGTCTTTCGGTATTAGCTCGCCTCGTTTTTTCCCAACCTCCAATTCAGCAAGTTGTGTATCAGCCGCAAGCTTTCGGCGCCTAAGTTCGTCCTCGGTTGCAGCCTCGGTATCACCCACTGTATCTTGCACAGCCTTATCTGCTCGCCACTGTGCAACATCTGCAGTATCAAGAATCCAGTCTTTACCCTGCTTTTTGTTAGCCTTCTGAACATAGGGGCAACCCTGCTTAATCCAGTTCGCTACAGTGTTTCGGTGTACTCCGAAGATCTCAGCGCAACTACTTTGGCTAACGTGTCTTTTGTTCATGGGGTGTTGTCGTTGACATGGATTTGAAAATGCTCGCACAATGCGAAAGCTGCGGTGCGAATTACCCTCGTAGGGCCAGCCCAGAAGGACCCAAAAAATTTCACCAAGATGGTGCAGAAACCAGTAAAAATTGCGGCAATCATCACCTTGCGGTTGCCAAAGCCTTTTTAATCGAGGCTTTCACGTGCATCTGTGCAACTTTCTTAGCGGTTGACTCACCACGTTCGAAGAACTTGAAACGCTTCTTATACTTAGCGTTCTTCTTCGTGAGGTAGGCCAGCGGTTTATTCTTTCTCTTCATCTGCTGTAGAACTAAGCCATCAGCGATGAATGTCTTACCCTGATCTTGAAGCTTCTTCAGCTTACCCCTTGGTAAGTTGCCGTACTTATTGGCAGCTTTCTTGCGAGGTATAACCAATGACTTAGCAGAGCGAATGCCGCCCTCTATCTGGTACTTCAAGTAACCAGCCTGTACTGGCTTGATAGAAACGGTAGCGGTCTTGGTGCGCTTATTGGCTCTCGTTATTTTGAAAGCCTTTTGCGTGAATGGTGTAGGCCTATCGATGTCTGCTTTAAGTTGGCGTTCAACACCTGTCTTTACATCAGCAGCGATAGCATTGGCAGCGAGAACGGAAGCAAACTCCACTTGCTTTTCAATCTTCTTGAATGCCTTATTGAAAAACTTCTCTATATCATCAGCCATTACTTAACCAAGCCGACCAATGGCCTTAGCCCATCTTCAGGGTTACCACGCTCAAAGGTGAATCGCGTGAATCCTTGAAGCTTTAAGTATTCACGTATACCTAAGCGAACCTTGAAATTGTAAACGCCAGAGCCGTTATATAGTCTTGCTAGCCTATCGCCAGCGTGAACAACGCTAACGTTGAATAAAAGCTTTTTTCTTTGTGGGCTGAAAACCCTGATGGTTGAGCCGGTTACCTCTGACTCTACTACTAATCCATCTTTGGTGGTGATGGTTGAGTAGGCCATTAGCTACCCCTTAGTTATTTATTACCTTGAAGGATCCTATCTAACTTTTCATCGATGCTATCTAGGCGCTTTTCTATTCGGCGCGCATCTTCTATGCGCTGCTGTTGTAAGAACTCAATATCTTGTTCAGCAGCTGCTATTCGCTTATCAAAATTAGAAAGGTATTGAATGCCACCAATTAGCAACACTAACGTGGTGATGATATGACCAACAGAAATAGACTTTTCGATGTGGAATTTGTTTTCTGTGCTCATTAACTGCGAGCCGCTATTAGTTTGGTTTTGTCACTACTTGAACGTGTTGTTCCGTACCAATACTGCATAGCGTTCGACCATTCTTTTACCACAACGCCTAAAAGCATGAACAATACATCTTTTGATGCATCTGGCACCGGCGCGAAAAAAAGTAGGTAAACCACCAATACAACGAACAAGGTAAGTGCGATTGATAATGCCGCTGGCATTCTGCTGTCTTTATGGCTCAAGCGAGCATTCTGCTTATCTTTCAAATAAAGCTCTTGAAGCTTGGTCTCGTTGTTTGACTCAACCTCTTTCAGCTTAAGCGCTGCATTTGGGTCTGCTTGGATAGCTGCAGCAATATCATTTGGCGTTTCTTTTGTGCCAAACTTACTTGCCAGCATTGTAC